CAGGCACACCCTGCCCTGTCACGTTCTCCGGCCCGGTGAAGGCGTAGTTCTCGTCCTTCTTGTCGTCATCGTCCTTTTTCTTCGGGGCAATGAGAACGGATAGACCGATGAACAGAGCGGCCATGAGAAGCCCGCCAAGAATTTGAGCCGTTAGTGTTCCTGCCAATGTGGGGAACAATGCCCCAATGAGCATAGGCCCGATGAACTGATTGCCCTCGACCTTCGGCACAAGGTGCATTTCCTTGCTGACAGGCAATGCGTGCGCGTGCTCGCCTTCTCGCAAATCACCGTCGCAGACGATCCAGTATTCGGGGTTCTTTGAAAACTCCCTCAGGAATGACGGGTAATTGGCGTCCATAGCCTGCACCGCTTCACGAGGTGAACGGACAGCAAAATGATGGACCCGCCCGAACTGCTCGCCAAGCGAGCCGTGCAGGTGAACGGCTACGAGATGGGACATTCTATGCGAGTGACCTGTGCCTTAAATGCAGAACCGTGGCGCGCTGATAAATGCCGCCGTAGATTTCGCGAACGGACAGTTTTTCCTGCAATTGGTGAAGCATGACATCAGGCTCGAAGAACACGCCAAGATGGTTGACTACCTTTGACGCGATCTGCATTCCGAACACGTCAAGCTGTGTTGGCCGTGTACCTTGTGGAAGGCGAACAAACCCGGCAGCCTCAAACCGCTCAGCGATATAGTTGCCGCCCTTCTTCCACCACTGCCATTCCTCGCGGGAGAAGTCGGGTACGTCTATGCCCGCATATTCGTCCAGAGCGTCACGCACGAGCGAGAAACAGTCGTGGACCCCATAACACCACTGCCGACCGACAAGCGGCGCTCTCTCGCCTGCAACGGGCTCAAGCACCGCGTGCTGTCCGCTCGGCCATGAAACAATCACGAAAGGAATGCCAAGCTTGTTGCAACTTGCCCGGTCGTTCTCGCTGGCCGCTGGCGACAGTTCGACATGGGAATGGACAATCGCCTCGATGCGCTTCACCCGCGACGAGACTTTCGCATACTCGACCGGGTCCATAAGAAACGAGGTGTTGCGGTCGTCAATCAGGTTCTTGATGGGATAGAATTCACCGTCCGCAATGACACCACATGCCTCACGAGGAACCTGCATTCCAGCATAGTGCAGGATGAATTCAAGGTGCTGCTCTGTCGGCTGATAGGTCATGTGTAGCGCGCCAAAAGAGATGCAGGGAACGAACTTGCGGGCAAAACAGCAGTTTCACCAAACCGCGCCTTGCAGGCCGTGAGCGTCTTGCGGCACTTGTCTTTCGCGAGATTGCTTGTCGGGTTGCCGTCAATGTCTTGAACAGCACCACCGGCATAGCCGCACTCCGCAGAGCGATACACCCATTGGCAGGTGCCGGCGATAACCTGCCTGCGAGGAAGCTTCACACCCTCTGCGTCGTAGGCGACGGCCAACTCCATTTCGATGAAGATTGGATTCTCCCGCGACTTGCGCGCGACATAGAACGTCTCGTCGGGGAATGCCGCATTCGGGTCCGCCGTGGCGTTCCCGTTCGGGAAATTCACAGCGTCGAGATATTTGCCCAACGTGCGCTTGCGCGTCACCTTTGCCCCAAGAGCGTCGTTCATGGTGCGCAGGTAGGCACCGAGATACCCGCCGATGTTCGCACCCGTCAGTTTAGGTCGCGGCAACTGGCCGGAACTCGTCATTTCAAACTCAGTGGCCTCAATAGGGAATGGCTGATACTCCTGCCCCTGCCAGAATATCGGGCCACCTGTAACGGTTGTGCCGGGATGCCAGCGCACGACATTCGAGCCGCCGATATTCGTATCATCGAATACGAACATTTCGATAAGCTGTTGAGCGCCCAGCCCGGACAGGTCCGCCCGGATACCCATTAGATACCTGCCCCGAAGGCTTTGCGGAAATCAGCAGAGAGGGTGCCGCGGTCTGTTGCAGTCGAGCCAACCCACTTGCGGAAATTCCATTCTATGCGCCACTCGTCGCAGAACACCATGTAGGTGTTGCCCTCCATTGGGTGCTTGAACGGGAATGCCCTGCCCTGCTGTTCCTGCAGGAAGTCTCTCATGGCAAGAATGACGTCGCGCGCGCGGTTTTCGAACGACACGGACCATGTGACGTCATGCGAGTTAATGCCGTCGAGCATGCGCTGCTCGTAGCCGTCGCCAAACTTGGCAATCCGCAGTCGTGGTTTTGTGGCTTCCAGAATTGGAATAGTCGGGCGCCAGCAAAGGGAAGTGCCGTCGAACGCCATGCCATCACCGCTTCTTGGTATTCGCCAGCAGTCCACCGGGGCGCTGTTGGCGCACAATCTCTTGCTGCACCGCTGACGTAAGTTTCTGTCCCAGCGCGGTCTGGTCGCTGGTTTGCATCGCGCGGCCCTGATCGTCGACGCGAATATTCACGCTTCCAATATTGGTATGGTTGCTGCCTTCTCGACCGCCACGGCCACCGCGAGGAATGACGACCTCGCCCCGCTGTAGAATTGCAGGAACCTCACCGGGCTTTAATCCAGCGACACCGCCTGTATGATAACGCGGCGCGCCGTGGAACATGGACGTGCTGACACGACGATTGCCGCTTGCCCCACTGCCGACCACACCGCCCTTATGATAGAGGCCGACACCAAGGGCAGCCCCGCCACCGCCGCCAAACAGGCCGCCGAGTATACCGCCGCCGCCTCCACCGCCACCGAACAAGCCGCTGAATATCTGGTTGAGCGCGATGTCGAGCAATTTCTGCCCCACCTTGGCGAGCGCGTTGGCAAGCGCCTCGGATGCGTCCTTTCCTGCGATAATGTCCTGAATGAAACCTGAGAAGGCACCGGCGATAGTTGAGCCGATTTCCTGGCTCATTGCCGCCGCCTGCTGCTGCGCATCCATAAACCGCTGTGTGGCGGCAGACGCGCCGTCTATCTTGCCGCCGACGCCCATATAAACGCCGCCCAGCGCCTCGATATTTTCGACAGGCACGCCGCCGTAAAGCTGAGCCTCTGCATTGCGTCGACTGCGGTTGACGCCATTGTTGTCGCCGCCAAGGTTCTGGATGGCCTGCACGACCATCTGATCCGAGCCGGTCTTGATCGCAGCGACAATTCGCTCCGGCAATGAACCGTAATTGTAGGCAATCGACGTCAGAGCGGCCTGCTGCTGCTCGTTCATGTTGTCGAAGGTTGAACCGCCTATCTGCCCACGAATGCCGCTCTGGAAGTCGCCTATCCTGCGCGCAAGGTCGGCTGTGGCCTGTTCCATCGACACGCGCATGCCTGCGGTGACTTTTTGCACCGAACCGTCAGACAGCGTGACCGTGTCGGACCCATAGCCAGCACGATAGGCGTTGACGTCATAATATGGCTTGCTGCTGAACCCCTCGAACTTCTTGAGAACGTCCGCTGAAAGACTGCGGCCAATTCTTTTCTGCTCTGCTGCTGCCTCACGGTTAGCAGACGCCAATTCACGCGCTGATGCTGCAGCCTCTTTCTCAGCCGCGATTTGCGTCTGCGACTTGGTGTTGTTCGCCTTGAATGTCTGAAACTCGTCGGGATTCATGAACTTGCCACCGCCAGATACAAGCGGCGTCAAGGCGTTCAGTTTGGTCTGGTTCACCATGCCCTGCAATTGCTGCAGGTTGTTCATCATATTGGCGATGTCACCGACAACGCCCTGAATAGCAGGGCCAAGGCTCCCAGCCATCGCATTTGCAATGTCAGTCGCGGCAGCAACACCAGCCTCGCCCAAACCGGCGAAGTTGTTGGTCATGATGCCTAGAATACCCTCAAGCCGACCAATACCGGCTTCGAGCGCGTCGAACTCGGTTCGCGCCTTAGCAGCAGCAGCGGCAGCCTCTGCAACCTTGCCTTCCAGTTCCTTGAACTTGCCCGCAAGCGAACCGACAGATTCGATACCGGTCGAATTGTAGTAGGAGATTAGCTGGTCGTAGACAGCGCGGACGTCCTCGGCTGTCGCCTTATTGTCGCGAAGCTTTGCCTCAAGGTCCGTGAATGCCTGCTGCAGCGGTCCAATATCAACGCCGCTGTTGCCCAGTTTGGCAATCGCGTCGAAATAATCTGGGACGGACAGTTCAAGCTGCTGGGTCGGCTTTTCGTATATCTTCTGCAGCAACTGCTGCGCCGCCGCCGCTCTGTCCGCGCTTTCGGCCATACGCTGCAGTTCGTCGGCATAGGCCCGAAGCGATGGAAGCGCATCGCCCCACTTGTCCGCGACCTGCTGGATAAGCTGGGCCTGCTTCTTGATACCCTCTGACGATTCCTCGCCGCCGCTCGACCATTCCATAAAGTAGGAAATGGCCGCCGCAGAGAGCGTGCCTATTGCGAGCGTTGCCAGACCTACAGGGTTGAGCAGTTGCCCGAACGCCGCACCGAGAGCGCGGATTGCACCGCCGCCGCCGCCAGCCTGTTGCAGCGCCTGCGTAACCTGTCCGATTTGCTGGGCAAGCACACGCCACGGCGAAGTACCGCTGGCAAGCTGCGTTGCAATGTCATTTAATTGGAAGGAGAGATTTTGTGCGGCGGCGCGCTGCGCATTCATTGAACGAACCGCAGCCTGCCCGCTATTAGTGAATGAACGAGCGGAATTATCGTTTGCGCGAACAAAGGTCCGCTCAATATTACCAGCAGTGTCGCCGGCTGCCTTGGCGATGCGCGAAAGCTGCTGCTCAAACTTACGTTGAGTAGCCTCAATAGTAACCAAAAGGCGAGCTTGGTCTTCAGCTGTGGATGCCATTATATTGCCTGTCTATGAAAGCACTCGTAGCTGTAACTTGCATCGCGGTACTGGCCGCAGTTGGTTTCTTCTTTTGGGGAGAATATTCTGAACATCGCGCCAATTCTGTAGAGCGGGCTAATAAGGACGCCGCCTTGCAAGAGATGTTCAGCATTGCAAACGCCGAACCAAACGACACTGAAAAGGTTCGGCGCATGTGCCAAAATATCGATAAGCTGCCAACGCAGAACGATCTCACCCAGAGGGTCGCCCAGAATTGCCGTTTCTTCGGGTATCGCTAAAAACCTTCAATCCCAAGTTCAGCAAGCCTGTCGTCGTCCATTGCAGGCGGCAACTTTTCTTCCGTCTGGTGAGCCTTGCGCACTCCCTCAAGAGCGCAAGTAAACTCCCAGAGCGTCATGTCGTCTACGTCTCTTGGGGGAAACCCGCAGGCGGCTCCTGCGGCGATGAAGTCTGACCATCGGGTGAGGCCGTTTGGGAGGGGTTCTCTGTCTGGACCGCTCCCGCTTGAGGCTCCCCCGGCTGATCTGCCCCCTCAAACAATATGAAGCGTCGAAGCACGTCCGTTGCAGTGACGGCCAACTCATACGGACTGGCAATCACCATTGCTCGCTCGATAACCCGCTTGGCGTCATTCTGGGGCATTCCGGCTCCAACGAGGCCAAGCCGCAGGACACCCGCAATGTCGTCGATATACCAGTCGCCTGTCATGAGACGCCGCAGGATAACCGCGACACCCGCATTCGACTGCTGCTCTATCGCCCGCAGTTCACCGATAGCCAGCCGGAACTCATGTTCCCCGGCTGACCATACAATTGTTTCGACAGGACGCATTAAGCTGCATCAGTCGTAGTCGGGATGCCGTCGAACTGAATGTCCAGTTCGCCCGTCACCTTCTGGCCGCGCTCTGCGGTGTTGTTCAGGCTGACGAGATAGGCGGGGCCGGTCTCATACTGAATGTCACCGGAGGCCGCTTTCATATGGCCGATACGGATGTTTTTCGTCTGGCCTGAACGCCACCACTGTTGAAGCATTTCGTGAGACTGCGAGGCCCATACGCCCTGAGCCTGAACCGTAACCTCTGACGATTGCACAGCGCGCTCGACGGCGCTCGGCAGGCTTTCATCATCACAGTCCGGGACTTCCGAAGTCTGCATGTTGTGCTGACGGTTGATGCTGCGCGACGTTAGCCCGCAAACCTTGGCATAAATACCGGAGCCAGCAGTCGTTTCGACCTCAAGCACCATCTCGTGGAAGTTGGAAGTAATCGCGCGCGTCATTTGGGGTTCTCCATGCGCTGATAGGCCGGTGAACCACCAGCCGATGAAGATGGGCTATGCCCGGTTGAGGATTGGGCTATTCGCCCGATTTACGGCCCTTGCGAGCGCGTTTTTCTACACCGGCATCTTCCGGCGCTTCTTCCTTGTTCGGTGCCTCTACGGCCTCCGCTGCGCCGCAGGAAACGGCGAAGTCGATAAAGTCTTTCGGGAATTGTTGCGGCTGCTCTGAAGCATAAGCCGCGAAGCCAATCACGGAACGAGGGTTCCGCTGCGTCCCGCTCATGTGAAACTCACGGTTGAATTTGGCCCAAGCCATTTCTTCGCTCATTCCGGTTCCTCTATGAGTGCGCGTATCTGAACTCGACCGCGCGCCGTTAAGCCGTCGCCGTCCATAATGACGTCCGCGAAATCGATATCCATTTCCAAGAGGCCATAAGCACCCATGTCCGCATCATAACGGCGTAGCGCGCGGCGAACTTCATCTACGATCTGCTTGGCTTCGACACGTCCGGGCTTGCGGCTCCAGACATTCAGCAAGAACGTATGTTCACCTGAGAATATGCAATCCGCGTCATCAGGCACGAAGTCGTGCGAGCCAAACGAGATATAGGGAAACTCTGTGTTTGGCGGCACGTTGTCATAGACACGGGTACCCACGAATGCTGTGATCGCCGGAACAGCCTTGAGCCGCTCGAAAATGAGCTTTTGCAGTTCTGCCGAAACGCTCATTGCGACAAGCCCTGTATGGCCTTCTTCATCTCACGAGTGACACGCGACTTGATGCGCTTGCGCATTGCTCGATAACTGGGGAAAAAGAACGGATGCTGCTGAATGCGGCCTGTGCTTTTCCCTGATGCTTGGAAGCGCTCTGCTGTGCCGAACTCGAACCAGCGCGCACGATAGTCAGTCGCATACACTGTAATTCTCAGTCCGCCACGCTCAGATGTTTCCACCTTATCAAGCGTGAATGCCCCTTTCGGAGCGCTGCCCCATTTCCACTGAATGCTGTCGCGAATATCCTGAAACGGCGCGAGCCGCTTCATCATCGAGACGAGTTCTTCGGCACCCTTTTCCATCGCCAAGCGGGTAGCATCCTCCACCCGCTTCGGAATGACGACTGTCAGTTTGCGGTTAAGCTCCGCAATACCTTGAACCATCAGCGAGTTACGCCCGGTGCGCGGAAGCTAAGAGACAGAAGGGTAGTGCTGAGGGCAAAACCAATCAGGCAGACATTCTTGCCTGAAGTCACGTCTGCGTCAGGGCATATGCCGCCAGCCGTGGCACTCAAATAGTATGCCGCGCCGTTCGTCAGCGTTGCACCGATAGTGACAGTCCCGCTCTTTTGGCCCACCACTGGCTGGTTGGCGGATGCACCATTGAGCGCAATGTGCGTAGCGACCTTGGCTTCTGCCGTCGCTGAATCGTTGTCGGCCTTCATAAACTTCTTGGTTGCGGAGGCGAGATAAAGCGCCTGCCCTGCGGTGATGGTTTCGCCGGCGAGGTATGTGTCAGTGCCGGGATTGGAACCCGCGATGACATTCGCGGAAGTTATAGTCAAATCGGCCATGATTCTATGTCTCCGAAAAAGAGCGTTGAAGGTTGAGATAGCAACCGACACCAAACAACTTTAGTGCCGCACTGTCGTATGCCTCAGCGGCCAGTTCCGCAGTGGCGAAGTAACCGAGATAGTGCCGTTTACAGTTGAACGAGATATATGCCTGCCACTTGCAAAGCCGTGTGTGAAAGCAAACACCTTTGAACCCAGACGAATTATTCTTCATGGGCGCGCTGGCGATTTTTGCCGCCTGTGTTGTTGCCCGAAGTTTGTCTCTTTCGGCAGGGTCTGCAAATCGTCGATAGTTCGCCTGCCGCGTTTTCTCTCTTTCGAGCGGATCGCTGTAACGGCGACGAAGGCCGTCACTTTGACGACGCCTCTGCTCGTTATCTTGGTACCTTTTCAAGTGCGCTGCGCTGAGAACCGCGCGCTGCTCGTCCGTGTATTTCCTTCCTCGGATTGCCGCTGCGTGCCGTTCAACGGCTTCCCTTGCCTTGGGTCTGCCCATTAAGGCAGCACTTTTCTTG